AAAGCTCAGTTCGTGCGCCGGTCTCTGTCTATAACGCAATGACCGATCACGGCACCAATAAGAAAGCCGTTAAGGATGTGTTCTCACTGATCTCAATGACCCTAGGACTACCGGCCAATCTGGCTGCAAGGCCCATCGGGTATATGGTTGGCGTGGAAGAAGGGAAGATCAGACCCGAGAATGGACTGGACTATACTCGAGGATTATTGACCGGTTCATCCCGTCATTAGGGTGTACATGACGCCATCCTGGTTGACTTAGCCTTGTGCTAATTCTCCAGGAGCGCGTACATGACCGTTTCTTCAAGCAACCGAGTGTCCGGCCCTTATACCGGCACTGGCTCAGTAGCCACCTATCCGTTTACGTTCAAGGTTTTTGCGGCCACTGACCTACAGGTGATCCGCACCAATCTATTAGCGGTTGAAACAACCCTGACGTTGACAACGGATTACACCGTTAGCCTCAACTCTAATCAGGATTCGAACCCTGGCGGAACGGTCACGCTCGTCGCTGGAAGCCTGACGTCCGGTTATCTGCTCACGATTACCTCATCTATTGGCGCACTTCAGCAGGTTGATTTTACCAACCAGGGTGGTTTCTACCCGGCTGTATTGAACACCGCCCTAGATAAACTCACGATCCTAGTACAGCAGTGCGTGTCACAGCTGAGTCGCGCTGTATTGGTGGACATCTCCAGTAGCGTCACACCATCTGCATTGATTGCACAGTTAATAGCCAATACGGCTACAGCGGTTGCAAGCGCAGCATCAGCGAGTACATCCGCATCTAACGCAGCGACCAGTGCAACGAGTGCATCTAATAGCGCTTCATCGGCTTCAACCTCATCAGCTACCGCAACATCTCAGGCTTCAGCGGCATCAACATCAGCTACAAACGCAGCCGCAAGCGCATCCAGCGCTGGAACTTCAGCCTCGTCTGCCTCTAGTTCAGCAACAACAGCAACCACACAAGCATCTAATGCGTTGACTTCAGCTAATTCGGCATCGGGTTCTGCTACTACTGCCACGACCCAAGCTAGTAACGCATCAACCAGTGCCACTAACGCAGCGAGTTCAGCTACTTCGGCGGCAGCAAGTGCAGCGGCGGCAGCGTCTAGCGCGGCAATGATTAGAGGCTTATTCAGAAAAGCCACGCCAAGATCACGTCTGTTTCAGGCGCCTTCGGCAACGACAATCACAACGACCTGTATTTTGTATTGCGAGGTCAGCGGAACAGCTTATACGTATGCTTCAGGAACAAGCGTCGCTATGCCTTCTTTGACAGCGGGAACAGACTATGCGATTTATGCTTGTACTGACGGAACTATTCGCGCTGATTCCAGTTTTTCATTTCCCAGCGGCTACACCACAGCCAATAGCCGGTTTATTGGTTCTGCTCATTATGCGCCAGGCGGTAATGCCACCGCTGTTTCTGGTGGCAATACCACGCCAGCTTTTAATCCTTATTCTTTATTCGATCTTACGTATCGACCCCGCAGGCTAGATTGGCGCGGAATGACCACCGATCCGGGTCAATCTGTATGCTCAATGATTTACTTGTTGAACCAAAGTCATATTGCTAATGGCCCATCTAAATACAACGTTGCCATTGCAACAGGATCGGCTCCTCCGCTCATACCTACCCAGTTTGGTGGTACTGGATCATCATCCTATGCCAACGGCGATTGGTGGAATCTTGGTGAAGTTCTGGCGGCTTATGGGATGCGATACCCAAATTATCAAGAGTTTGCCGCACTGGCTTATGGGGTAACTGAGGGTACATCCATCGGCACCACAGTAACAAACTCAGTGCTCGATTCGCCAAGAACATCAGCTTGTGGGCTTATTCAGGCTACTGGGAACATTGACGTATGGGGTGCTAACTTAGGTGGACCTTATGGCGCAGCCGCATGGACTGCCAATACGGATGGTCGTGGATCAACTTATCAGCTTTCTAACGCCGTGCTTTTCGGAGGCAACTGGAATGATGGTGCGAACTCCGGTTCGCGTTTCTCGAACTGGACCAACGCGCCGACGCTCTCGAGTAACCTCATCGGGGCGCGCGGCGTCTGTGACCTCTTGATTCTTGATTAGGGTTGCGAAAGCAACCGGAGCATAAATGGATTTGAATAAAGAACAGAACGCTAACTACGATCAGATGTTGATTGTAGATAAATACGAAACAGTTATTTCGTATCTGTATCCGATTGCTCAAAACCTACCCAGAAAACATGGGGTAGCTAAAGAGATATTCATTCAGGCGCTTCTGAATCAGGTTCAGTTGTTCATGGACGCAGGTAAATCAAATAGTGTGTCTAAATTGTATTTAGCGGATGCGGGTTTGGCCCATCTGCGTTTTTGGCTACGGTTTCTGAATGGCAAGGAAGTGCGCGGAATCACGATTCATCAAGTAGAAACAGCTCAAATGATGATTTCTGAAGTTGGAAAGATACTCGGCGCATGGATAGGAAAACAGAAACGTAGGGGGCAACATGGGTAAAAACGCCGTGCTTTTCGGAGGCAACTGGAATGATGGTGCGAACTCCGGTTCGCGTTTCTCGAACTGGAACAACGCGCCGACGAACTCGAATAACAACATCGGGGCGCGCGGCGTCTGTGAGGGCAGGAATAAAGCATTATTACTCCGTCAAGTCTATGGATTGTCGGGTAGGCCATTCATCCTGTGGTCAGCCATGTTGTCCCGCTTCGGCAAATACCTTTGGGGGTCTGGCATAGCGTCTAGTAGCCGTAAGGTGAACGACGCGGCCAGCATGTATGCCTAAAAGGCACAAACATCTAATAGAGCATATCGCAAGCATTGATAACTTGCGTGAGGCCTATAAGAGAACCGCAAAAGGAAAACGTCTTAGTTGGGGTTATCTTGAGTTTAAAGAATACGCTGAATCAAATCTCATTCTTATGAGAGAGCAAATCCTAGATGGATCATGGGTCCAAGGACCTTATCGAGAATTTACTATTTTTGAACCAAAGCCACGCGAAATATCTGCATTGTATTTTAGGGATCGTGTGGCGCAACATGCGCTTGTCAATATAATTGGACCTATCTTTGAGTCAACTTTATTGCCTTATACCTTTGCGTGCCGCGAAGGAATGGGAACGCATAAGGGCGTTAAGCATATTCAGTCAAAATTACGGCGTCATCAATTTAAGTATTTCCTAAAGACCGATTATAGAAAGTTTTTTCCTTCTATTGATCATTCCATACTTTATGAGCTGATTCAAAGAAAAATCAAATGCAAAAGAACGCTTGAGTTAATGCGCGCAATGATCAGCGTTTCCGGTAAAGGATTGCCTATTGGAAGTCTCACGAGCCAATTATTTGCCAATGTTTATGCGGGCGTTATAGATCGTTTTATTCATTTCGATTTGGGTGCTCGTCATTGGGCAAGATATATGGATGACATCATCATACTGTCTAATAACCCATTTGAATTAAGAGGATGGTTTAACCAAATTGAAGCTGAAAGCATTGAAAAGCTTTCATTAACAATAAGTAAATGGCAGGTTTCTCCTGTTAATAAGGGAATAAACTTCCTTGGTTACAGGATATGGCCCAAGCACAAACTGCTTAGAAAGCAATCGGTAGTTGATGCAAAAAGAAAAATTAGCAGGTTTATTGAATTTGGAGAAATTGATTCCCTATCGAAGTTTATTGCTTCATGGAAGGGACACGCTTCTTTTGCCGACACATGCCATTTATTTAATTATATAGAGGATCGTTATGGGATTGCCTGTCATTAACACGAGAGAAGATTTGGATGCTATTGTCGGTACGCCAGACCACGATGTTTTCATGGCTTATTTGCAAGGTTCAATTTATCTGCTTAGGCGAGATGAACTGAATAAGACATGGATAGCTAAAGAAGATAAATCAACTATAGAGCGATTCAGGTTTTCTATTAGCGACTTTCCTGAAGCTGCACCACCCGAGCTTCCTGCGTGGGTCGATCAGCCGGATATGACTACATAAAAACATGGGATCATCACTATGAATCTAATTATTAGCACTGCCCTAGCGTTCGTTATCAAGTGGTTATCCGATAACCAATTAAGCGGCCCTCAAATCACTCGGGTAAAGAACCTAATATCTGATTTAGAGTTTAGGGCGATTGATACCCTGATAAAGCATCAGACTGCGGCTGACCTGGTTAAATCATTCGCATCAAATCTAAGTAATACAGCAGTCGATACGATTGTGAAGCTAATACTGATTATGGTGAGGTCTAAAGCATGAGTTTAAATACCAACCAAGGGTTTAATGCATTCGCTGTTTTGGTACCGGCTATTGGTATCGTTGATCAAATGCCTGATGGTAATTTCAAATGGGTATTACTCGCGATCATTTCTCTGGTCACGGCGCTGGTCGGATTCAAGACTACAGGTGAGACATCAAGCCATGTCGAGGATGAGCTTGAGTCTGATTCGATTCACGAGATCGTGAAGAAGGGGCGCAAGTAGATGGCCAGGTTGGGCGGGATCAGCCG